CAGATGCACATATGGGTTTTACGACCCGCATGAGCCGCTTTGAGCGTCTTAGCACAGACGGCGGACAGCTTGACGGCTCGGGACTAGATCCAGCTCCAGAAGTTGTTGTGCGCTCTGATATCGATGCGGATATGGAGATTTTCGCGAAGGCGATCACAGTCAACGAGCAAGTGAGACTGTATGAAGGTGATAAGACTCTCAATAAGTTCACCCGCTTGCTCGGTCAGTGGCTGAGAGAAAAAGAAGATCTGTTGATGCGAGACCTATGGGCCTCCGCTCCAACAAGCGTAAAAGCACAGGGTGGTGTTAACGGCGACGATCCTACAGAGATTACACGTAGTGACGTGAATAACATCGAGCAGCTGCTGTTAAATAACGACGCGCACACTTTGCTAGAGAGCATAGAAGCATCTAATCAGTTTGGAACGGGCCCTGTACGCGATGCCTTCATTGGCTTGGCGAGCACTCGAATCACGAACGATCTGCAGAACGTCAGCGGCGTACAGCTTAAGAGCCAGTACCCAGGCAATCCAGATGAGTACATGCCAGAAGAGTATTGTGCCATTAGCCGCTTCCGCATGTTCGTTTCCTCAAAGGGAGCGATTACAGAAAACGCTTCTTTGTTGGGCGCGAATATCTACGAGATTCCAATGTACGGCGTTGAGGCTGCTGCTAAGATCGAGCAGAACGGCTACAGCTCGGTCATTGGGTATCGCTCTCCTGAGATTGTGAGCCGCGTTGCTCAAAACTCTGAGCTATACGCAAAGTTTGCAATCGCACGAGCAATCACCAACCAGGCTTGGGTGGTTCGTCTCCAAGTCACCCAAAGACTGTAGGAGGTTGAATCATGGGACTAACATTACTTGACCAAGGCTCTTTTACGAGCGACGGATCAGCAAAGATTATCAATCTACCGGGTTCATGCGATCACTTTGTATGCACCAATTTGACACAGGCAGCTACTACACAGTCTACGGGTCGTGGGGTGAAGTTTGAGTGGTTCCCTAATTTGAGCAATGGCGAAGCGCTCAAGTACGGAAAGGAAGACTCAGACGACATTCTCAACTATGACCTGGTGACGAGTGGAGGCTTCACTTATTACGAGTCACGTCCTTCACCTGAAGCGGCGGTGACGGCTACAGCAATCACAGCTGCGGACCCTGCGGTTGTTTCTGCGACAGCTCACGGGTACTCAGTCGGTGACCGAGTGCGTGCTTACGGCACCACTGGAATGCTTCAGATTGCAGGAATGGATTTCACAGTGACGGCAGTTGGCAGCGCTAACGCTTTCACACTTGGCTATCTAGATGCGTCTGGTTTTGCTGCAGCTGCAACAGCGGGTTCATTCCGTAGACTCCCTCTACTAGCTTCAGCTGAGCCGTCCGCACTCTACATCACAGAGATTACCCAGGCAGCGAGTGCCGTTGTGACATTCAGCGTCACGCACCCATATAGCGTGGGCGATCTAGTGTATTTCCGCGTTCCTGCAAGCATGGGAATGGTAGAGATGGACGGACTCACAGGCAAAGTTACTGAAATCAGCGCAGCCAACAACACTGTGACAGTAGACATTGATTCACAAGCCTTCACAGCGTTTGCATTCTCTGCGAGTGCAGCCTCTAACAAGGAATTTGCTATCGCTGGACCCGCTGGAAAGCGTGGTCTATACGACAACATTTTCTCCAGTGGCCGATCCCTTCTAGATATTGACGGATTCGGATCAGGTCAGTTCCACCCATACATGCATCTTGCAGCGGGCGCACAGTCCCCAGCAGGAAGCACAAGTGACGTGATCATTTGGCAGGCATGGAAAGCGGAACAGCTTGTGGCTGAATAATTTTCCCCGGAGCTTAGCGCGGCGTAATGTCGCGCGGCTCCTTCAAAACTGGAGTACATAGATGAGTTTGAAAGCAATTATTAACGGGACAGTTGTTCCGCATGGTGAGATTTTCCGCATCGCCAACAGTGTGAAGCCAGGCCACACGGAAAACATGTCGTCGAAGGCAAAAGCCGAATACGAGAAAAAGACTAAGGACGAGCAAAAAGTTGTCCGCGCTAGGTTTTCACTAAAGAAAAAGGCTGAGGTTTACAACGATATTGCACATATCGCGGGACCAGGTGAGCCAGTCATTCAGTATCGATTTATTGATGGTCATACGTACGAAATCCCGAAAGGGCTAGCTGAAAAAGTGAACCGTGAAGGGAGACTGCCTAAGCGCGGCCAGCGCCTAAATGACGACGGCAGCATCACACCTCACGACAGCTACGAGATTGTTCGAGAATTTACACCCGTGGGTTTTGAATAGTGGTTAGCCCAGCTCCCAACACATTACAAGCCGTTAAGAATACTGTGAGGAGAATTACAGCCTCTCCCGACCCTTCACAGCTCAGCGAATCTGATCTTGAGGAGTATATCAACGGCTTCTATGTGCAGGAGCTACCAGCCTCTATCAAAACCGACCAACTTAGAACGGTGCTGGAGATATTCACCACTCCGAATATCGATACATATGCCGTCGACGTGAACACCTATCAGGAGCTTCAAGATCCTATCTTGGTCAATGGACGGATTGGCAATCTATTCAAGGATCGCTCCTCGTTTTATTCGCGTTGGAATCGTCAGAGTGTGCTCCAAACACCGGCTGTGGGGGATGGGACAACCGGACCCTACAGTTTTACTCTTAGCTCTGTTCCGATCTTACCGAACACACTTGTAATTGGCTCAACGGACACAGCGGGGAACGCGATCAAGATCGAAGATGATGGAGAGGGGAACCTTGTTGATGCAGGAACGACCGCATCCATTGGCTCGATCAACTACGCTACGGGTGCAGTCTCTGTAACCACTAGCGTTGCTGTCGCCTCTGGATCAAGTATCAACGTGTGGGGGTACTGGTATCAGCCAGGGTATCCCATAGATGTTCTGTACTGGAATAACGAGATTACCGTCAGGCCCGTTCCAAACGATGTCTATAGAATCGAAATCACCGCGATCCTCACGCCTACCGCATTTGCTGCAAATAGCTCTACACCTGTAGTTGATCAGTGGTGGCAGTACGTCGCTCTGGGTGCTGCTGTTAAGATCATGCGAGACCGTCAAGACATGGATGGGGTGGCTAATATTACGCCTCTGATGGAAGAGCAGCGCGGTTTAATTCTTGAGAGGCAAGCGAATGAAGAGATAGGCCAAAGGAACAGCACGATCTACTCCGGTGAAGCCTCAATGTATAACCGAGGCCCATACTGGACATGAGTTATAAGCCGACTTACATCAAGGCATTTGAAACAGGGCTCATTGAAAAGCGCCCGAATTTCATTTTGCCGCAAGACGCATTTACGACCCTGTTTAATGCCTACGTGTATAGGCAAACTGTCCGCAGGAAGCTTGGCGTTACCACTGTTGGCCGCCTTCGCAGGCAGTTCACCGAGTTCACATTTTTAGATTCAGCAGCTAGCGTGTGGTCCTTCAACTTGTTAGCGTCTGCAGACATCATAGACATAGACGTATCAGGCTCCCCCACACTCGTTGTCACAACAAACACAGCCCACGGTCTAACAAACGGCGACGAGGTGATCATAAACGATGTTGTGGGGACAGTCTCAGCAGACGTTAACGGGAATACATATACCGTCGCCAATGTCACTAGCACCACATTCGAAATCACACAGGCTACAGCAAACGCATACACAAGAGCGGGATGGATACAGTCAGATGCAAATTCTAGTTCAAGGGAGTCTACTGCTACTATTGAGTGTGGCAGCGTTGTCCTTACTTTCGATGGCGTTACTTTTACAGATAACGGACTTGGATCTTTAGTTGCAGACACAGACCCAGGAACGAATATCGGGACCATCAACTATGTGACTGGAGCCGTCTCAATCACTCACGGCTTGACAACAGGCGTTGCCTCCACTCTCACATACAATTACTTCCCCGGCCTTCCCGTGATGGGTATCAAGCTCTATGAGCGTCCCGCAATCAACGTTGAGGAGACAATCGCCTTTGATACGCGCTATGCCTACATATTTCAAAGCGGGGGCTGGTCAGAGATAGGCGGAGGAGTCTACTGGAATGGCCTAAATAGTGACTTTTTTTGGCACCTAAATTACAGGTCCACACCCAACACCAATCTTTTCTTCGCAACAAATTTCAACAAGGGCTCCACGCCAGATAGCATTTACTATTACGATAATTCAAGCTGGACGACCTTTGCGCCGGACATTGACTCAGGAAGCGCGAATCAGATGCACCAGGCACGTATTATGTTTGCGTGGCGTGGCAGAATGTGGGCGCTCAACACATACGAAGGCGACTCACTAGCTAATGCAACCCAATTCCCTCAGCGTATTAGGTTCTCTCAGCTTGGCAACCCTATAGAGAGTGATGCATGGAATGATGATATCCGTGGAAAGGGCGACTTCTTCGACCTACCCACATCAGAGCATATCGTGAGCATGGGATTCGTCCGGGATAACGTTGTTATCTATTGCGAGCGAAGCACTTGGCAGCTTAGATATGTGGGGAACAATGTCACCCCAGCAGTGGAAGAGAAGGTGAATACAGAGCTAGGCAGCGAGAGCACTTTTTCAGCTGTACAGTTCGACACGTCACTTGTCGGAGTGGGCGATAAAGCAATCGTATCTTGCGATTCCTTTAAATCGGTGCCTATCGACACAAAGATCATCGACTTTCCTTTCGAGATCCATAATGACAATGAAGGACCCAAAAGGGTCCACGGAATCAGAGACATTGAAAGGCGGCTCGTATACTGGACATATCCCGACCAGCAGGCAAACGGCACATTCCCGAATCGAGTCCTCTGCTACAACTATGAGAATGAGAGCTGGGCCAAGTTTGGGGACAGCTTCACAACATACGGCTTCCTTCAGAGGCTCTCAGATGTTCGATGGCAAGATGTTCACATCACGTGGGAAGAGTATCACTATAGGTGGAACAGCGGACGACAGCAAAGCAGATACCCAAGGATCATCGCAGGCAATCAGCAGGGCTACACGCTTCTTGTTCAAGGCCAGGTGAGCAATGATAAGTCGCTGTTCATTTATGCGATCACAGGGGGAGCGTCACAAATTAGCCTCGAAGTCCCTTCACATAATTTGGAAAATGGATCCATCATACAGATTTGCAATATACCCGCCTCGACTGGTTATGCTAGCGCCCTCAATGACAATTACTACCGGGTCGAAGTTGATGACGATGATAATATACTGCTAGAGAGCTATGACGCTGAAAACGATCTATGGGAACCCGTCATCGTTTCTAGCGCAACATACATTGGGTGCGGAGAAATACGCGTCCGCGATCAGATGCAAATCATCTCGAAGAAGTTCAACCACTTGAACAAGGGTAGGAATATTCAGCTTGGTTACATTGACGTGCTTGCGGATAAAACCTCCGCCGGTGAGGTGACTTGCAACATCTATGCAGGCTATAGAGACGGCAACCCTGTCAATCAAACAGCCGACAGCATATTCCAAAGAGTGATATCAACGTCCCCCCCTCAGTTTTTCACGTCAGATCAAGGCAAATATTGGCACCGCGTCTTCTCTCAGGTACAAGATTCTTTCGTGCAATTTGAAATAACTTATAATGATTCACAGATGGTGGGATCTGCGTATGCTGCAAACTTTCAGTTTGATTCCATCATCGTTTGGGCACGCCCATCAGGAGACCTAGGACTATGACTTACACGCCAGGGATACCTTTACCAACCGACTACATCGATGAGAGTCAGCCAATCATCAAAGCGAACTTCGACGCGCTTGATTCTGTCTTTGACGTAGACCACTACAAGTTTTCAGATGCTACGGCGGATCTTGGAAAGCATAAGACGGTGACCACACCGGCAGAGTCAAGCCATCCAAG